ATATGTATCTATTTTTCTCTGCAATAAAAGAAATTGTAGAGAATGTGGGAAATGTAAGGAGTGATTATTTATGAAAGTAAAAGCATTAGATACATATAAAAGATTAAATATAAGAGACGCAGAATTAGATAAAATACCTGAAGCTGGAGAAATATTTGAAATCACAAAAGAAAGATATTATGTACTTACACATAATAATGCATATAATGAAGTATTTGTTGAAGAAGTACATGAAATAGAAACAGCAGTAAAGAAAAATAAATCAGAAAAAGCAATTAAGAAAGTAAAGTAATTATGACATACAGAGATGATCCAAGCATTGCTAAAAAATATAAATCAAAAAGATGGCAAAAGTTAAGAAAGCAAAAACTTATTTTAGATCCATTTTGTGAAAGATGCTTAAAGAAGAATATATATAGTGCAACATATTTTATACATCATAAAGAGTATATAACAGATAAGAATTATGAAGATGATGATGTATTTTTTAATATAGATAACTTAGAAAGCTTATGCAAGAAGTGTCATAATGAAGAGCACTTTAAAGAAAAGTTTGATGAATATATATTTGATGAGAATGGAGATTTGATAAAGAATGAATAAGACTAAAATATATAGTTGCAATTATAAATTAAATAATCAATGCACAAAAAAATATTGCAAACACAAAGACGGGAAAAAAGGATGTACTAATACAACTCAATGGAAATATGCCAAAAGGACACCATTAAACTATATAAAAAAAATAATAAACGATATATGTTTGATGAAAAGGAGTTTTAACAAAAAAATGATTAAAAATAATACTTATACATTAAATGTAGATATACAAACAGATAATGCATTAAAACAATTAAGACAAATAAAACAAGAAGTAAAAAGAGTTGTCAAAGAATGCACTTATGAAATAAAAAAATTAAAACTAAAAAGAAAAGATATATTAATTGTTAAATTGGATTCGTTTTTGAAAGACGATGATAAAGATAGATTAGAAAAAAGATTAAAGAAGAAGCTACATAGAAAAGTTTTAGTTTTAGATAATTCAGTAAAAGAAATAGAAGCGGTTAATAGATAAGATATCCCCCCATAAGCTAGTAAAACCAATGTATATGGGAGAACGGTGGGAGGGCACTCAAAAAATACGCATGTTAATTTGCGTGAGGGGTGTAGGTAAGGTGGTGATATAAGTGCAAGATAAGACTATAGAAAAACGAGTAAAAAGTAAACAAAATAAATTAAAAAAGCTATTCAAAGATATTGAAGAAAACAAAAAAAATTTAGTTGAAAGTTTAATATATAATGCTGCATTTATGTCAGTAAAATTAGAAGATTTAATAAAACATATAAGTGAAAATGGCATAAAAGATAAATATAAAAATGGAGAAAATCAGTTTGGATATAAAGAATCTGTTGAAATGAAAACTTATAACACAATTATTAAAAATTATACTAATGTTATAAAACAATTAACAGATTTACTACCTGAGAAGAAACAAAAGGAAATAGGAGATGAATTAGATAAATTCAATGATGAAATATGCTAACATATATAGAAGAATACTATCAATTTTTGTTAAAGAATCCAGATAAAGCTAATCATAAAATATTGGTTACATATGAGAAACTTGTAAGGGATATATATAATCCTGTTCAAGTTTCTTTTTTTAATGAAATATCAGAAGAAAATGAAACACATACATATATATTTAATTTAGAAAAGAGTATGAGACCTATACAGTTTATTGAAAAATTTTGCAAACACTCTAAAGGAAAATGGGCTGGTAAAGCTGTAATTCTTGAGTTGTGGCAAAAAGCTTTCATTCAAGCTTTGTTTGGATTTGTTGATAAAGACACAGGATTAAGAAAATATAAAAAAGGGATTTTATTTGTAGCAAGAAAAAACGGTAAATCAACAATAGATGCAGGACTTGGAAATTATATGTTAGTGTCATCAGGTGAAGGTGGTGCAGAAGTTTATTCTATAGCTACTAAAAAAGAACAAGCAAAAGTTGTTTGGGAAGAAGCAAAAAGAATGATAAAAAAATCCCCTGCACTCGCTAAAAGAATACGTACTTTAGTTGGAGGACTATATTATGATAAAACGGAATCTTTCTTTAAAGCTTTAGCATCAGATTCTAATTCTTTAGATGGTTTAAATGCATTTTTTGTAATAGGTGATGAAATACATGCATGGAAAGATAAAAACTTACTCGATGTTATGTTTGATTCTATGTCTGCAAGAGAAGAGCCTTTATTTTTAGAAACATCTACAATGGGAACTATAAGAGAAAATGTGTTTGACAATGAATATGAATATGCTTGTGGAATAATAGAAGGATATGAAGGACTAGAAAGTGGTATTTTTGATGAAACAGTACTACCAATAATTTACGAATTGGACAATCCTAATGAGTGGCAAGATGAGAAAAAATGGTATAAAGCTAACCCTGGACTAGGAACAATAAAAAATATAAAAGATTTAAGAGATAAAGTGAATAGAGCTAAAAATAATCCTACAGAACTTACAAATTTACTTTGTAAAGATTTTAACATAAGACAAAATGACCAAGATAAATGGTTAACTTTTGATATTGCAAATAATGAAAATACTTATAATATTGAAGAGTTGTTTGACACTTACGCAATTGGCGGAGTTGATTTATCTAGTACAACGGATTTAACATGTGCAACATTATTAATTGTAAAAAAAAGAAAGAAATATGTTATGCAACAATATTTTATAGCAAGCGAAAGATTAGAGTTTAAAATAAAAGATGACAAGATACCATATGATAAATGGGAAAAAAGAGGACTTGTAACAGTTTGTGAAGGAGCAAAAGTTGATTATTCAAAAGTAACAGAATGGTTTTTAAATATAAAAAATCAATATGAAATTGCACCTTTGTGGGTAGGCTATGACCCTTGGAACTCAAATTATTGGGTAGAAGAAATGAAAGAAAATGGATTTGAAATGATAGAAGTAAGACAAGGTGCAAAAACAATGTCTAATCCAATGAAATTATTAGAGGCTGACTTAATAGAAAAAAATGTAAACTATAATAATAATCCAGTTTTAAAATGGTGTTTATGTAACACTGCTGTAAAAAGAGATGAAAATGATAACATAAGACCAATTAAAGGGCAAAAACAAAGGGCAAGAATAGATGGCACAGTAAGTTTAATAATAGCTTACTGTGTTTTATTTGACAAAATGAACGATTATTTAGCGTTACAGGAGGTGTGAAATGAAAAAAGAAAAACGTAGCTTATTCAATATGATATTTGGTAATAAAATTCAAAATATGGTTAATGAAACCACGCTAAAATTGTTGAGTGGATATAATGCAACATATACAGACATAACAGATGATATTAATGAAAATATAATAGCTAAAGAATGTATTAATGTAATAGCAACACATTGTGCAAAAATGATACCGAAGCATTACCAACAGAATGGAAATTTAAAAAATCATATTTCGGGGCAGATAAATTATATTATCAGTGTAAAGCCAAATCCGTTCATGACTACATATGACTTCATATATAAAATAATGAGCTTGTTATTAGCACAAAACAATGAATATATATACATAGACATAGACGATAAAGGATATTTAAGGGGACTATATCCACTAAATCCATTATTTTGCACATTAGTAGAATATGAAAACGAAGTGTGGCTTAAATTTCAGTTTATAGATGGGAACACATACTATGTAAAATATAACAGGATAATCCATTTAAGAAATTTTTATAATAAACATGACTTTTATGGAGATACAAATCAGGTATTGAATAATGCTATTGAAACTCAAACAGTTGCAGACGATGGAATAAAGAATGCAATTAAAATAAGTGCATCATTAAGAGGAGTTATAAGAGCAGCAAATGCAATATTAAAAGACAAAGACATAAAAAATATGAAAGATAATTTTGTTCAAAGCTTATTATCAAGCACGGATGGAATTGGAAGTTTAGATGCAAGAATGGATTTTAAAGAAATTAATTTAAATCCGGTTTTACTTGAAAAAGAACAACTTGAAATGGTAAATGGAAATATATATGGATACTTCATGCTATCAGAAAATATTATAAAAAGCAAATATACAGCAGATGAATGGAATGCTTTTTATGAAAGCGTTTTAGAGCCACGTGCAATCCAAATGGGGCAAGCATTTACAAACGCAATATTCAGTGAAAAGGCAATAAAAGAAGGACATCGAATAGAGTTTTCAGTAAATCGTATAAAATATGCAAAAACAGACACAAAAATAACTTTAATAAAAGAAGCAGGAGCATTAGGGTTAATAACAGTCGATGAAGGCAGAGAAATATTAGATTTACCAGCAATTGGTGGAGAAGAAGGAAAGAAAAGGTTACAGACGTTAAATGTAATAAATGCAAATTTAGCAGATCAATATCAAGGAGGTGGAAAAGATGGAAAAAGCGATAAAGGAAATGAGGATTAGTGAATTAAGAGCATTACAAGAAGATTCAGATGAAATGATAATTGAGGGATATGCGGCAGTATTTGAACAAGAAACAGATTTGGGATGGTGTAAAGAAATTATTAGTAGGGAAGCTTTTAATGATTGTAATATGTCTGACTGCGTACTTAAATATAATCATAATGACAATTGCTTAATTTTAGCTAGAACTAGAAATAAAAGTTTAGAATTAATAGTAGACAGCAAGGGATTAAAAATAAGAGCAAAATTAATAGATACAACACAAAATAGAGATATATACAAAATGATACGAGCAGGCTTACTTGATAAAATGAGTTTTGCATTTTCTGTTAGAAAACAAGAATGGGATTATGAAACTGATACAAGAAGAATTACTGAAATTTCACAATTATTTGATGTATCTGTAGTTGATATTCCGGCTTATGACGGCACAGAAATATATGCAAGAAGTAAAGAAACATATGAAAAAGAAAAAAGAAAATATCAAGAATTTAAAAATGAAAAAGAGAGATTAAAATTATTATTAAGTTTATAATCTCGACAAAAGAAGCGGTGGTAGAACTGCTTCTTTTTTGATTGGTAGAAATCAAATAGAGATTTTATAAAAAATGGTGGTAGAACTGTTAAAAAATAGGAGGGTTAAAAATGACTTTAGAAGAGTTAAATGAAAAAAAAGAAGAATTAAGAAAAAGATTAAAAAATGCTAAACCAGAAGAATTAGCAGAAATTAGAAAAGAAATTGAAGAACTAGAAGATGTTGAAATTAAAGAAGAAAAACAAGAAGGAGAAATAGACGAAAGAAATTTATTAAAAGGAGCAATTGAAGATTTAGAAAAAAGAAATATAAAAACTTCAAAAGTAAAAGAGATTAAAAAACCAGTTAAGGAGGAAAGAAAAGTGGAAGAAAAAGAATTAATTGAACAAAGAGCAAAAGATTTAAAAGAAGGAAAAACTGTTAGCATTGCTTTTGATAACGGAGAACAAAGAAGTGTAACAGTACAAGGTGGAACTATACTTGTACCTAAAAAATATAAAAATGAGATTTCAGAAAGCTTTAATGCTGTATCTGGAATGGTTGATATGTTAAATACTGTTCCACTAAACGGAGGAGATTCTTACAATGTAGCTTTTGAAAAAGGATATGGAGAAGGAGATTACACTACTGAAGGTGGAGAATACCAAGATGTAGATGTTGAAACAGATTATGTTGAAACAGGTAGAGCAAAAATAACATCTTATATAGAAGTAACAAAAGAAGTTAAGAAATTACCTTCTGCTGCATATTTAGCATTAATATCAAAGAGAGTAACAAGTTCAATTAAAAAGAAAATAGGAGCACAAGCAATTGTAGGAGCTGGAACAACAAATACAATAAAAGGTATTTATAATGCAGATACAAAAGTAATGCCAACTGATGCAAAAACAAGTGATATAGAATTATCAGCAATAGATGCAGATACATTAAACGAAATTACATTTGCATACGGTGGAAATGAAGATGTAGAAGCACCACAAGCATTAATATTATCTAAAGACGACCTAAAAGCATTTGCAAAAGTAAAAACAACAGATGGGAAATTTGTATATAGTATAACAAAAAATGGAGCAAGAGGAACAATATCTTATAAAGACGGAGGGCTAGCAGTACCATTTGTTATAAATTCAGCTTGCAATTCAATATCAAACAAAGCAACAACTGCTGGAAAATACACAATGATTTATGGATCTTTAATGGACTTTGAATTACCTGTATTTTCAGACTTAGAAGTTCAAGAGAGCACAGATTATCAATTTAAAAAAGGTATGATTTGTTATAGAGCTGATGCTATAGTTGGTGGAACTGTATCTAAATATAATGGATTTGTAAGAGTAAAAAAAGGCACTGCTAGTGTTTAATGAAAAATAAGGAGGAGATTGTATGTCTGAATTGCTAAAATTGTGTAAGCAATGTTTAAGCATAGTCGAAACATCTACATATAAAGATGATGAAATAAGACTTTTGATAAAAATGGCAATGAGTGACTTGAAAAGACAAGGTATTGATGTAAACGTAAATGACAGTCTTATACAAGGAACAATAGCTATGTTTGTAAAAGCAAATTTTGGGATGGTAGATATCAAAGAAAAAGAACTTGCACAGAGGATGTACAATCTTCTATGTAATAATTTAAGTCTAAGTTCAGAGTATAAGGAGGCAGAGAGATAATGAGAGATGTAGTTTGTTATCTTATATCTACTTCATATGAATCTGACGAAATTGGTAATCAAATTGCTAAAGAAACTAATCAAGAAGTACCAATTATAAAGGTTGAATTTGTTGGTATGAATGAGTTTTATGAAGCAAATGAAAGAGGATTAAAGCCGAGTCTTCAACTTAGAATAAGTTCATTAAATTATAATCAACAAAAAAAATTAGAATATATGAAAACTATTTATACTATTATAAGAACAAAAATACCAAATGCAGATGAAATTTTGCTAATTTGCGAAAGGAAAGAAGCAGATGGCTAATAGTATAGATGTTAATTTACTTTCAAAAGAGGTTATGGAATATCTTGAAAATTATGTTGAAGATATAGAAGAACAAGTTGAAACAGTTACGAATGAAGTTTGTAAAGATGCAGTAAAAGAATTAAAAGAAAAATCACCTCGCGAAAAAGGGAAAAGAAAAAAACCTTATTATAAAGGTTGGAGAATAAAGAAAGATAAATTAGGTGGGAAAATATATAAAGTAAAAATATATAATGCAACTAATTATCAGTTAACACATTTGCTTGAATTTGGTCATGCTACTGTTAATGGTGGCCATACTGAAGCAATACCTCATATAAGACCTGTTGAAAAAAAATACAAAAAAATATTTGAGGAGAAAATAAAGAAAGCAATCAGGAGGGAAAGCAATTGAAGAATTTAGAAGAGTTAAAAAATAGAGCTATTGAGAACGGATTTAAATATGCGTATGGAAGGTTTGAAGAAGAAGTTACACCGCCTCACTTGATTGTTACATCTCCCGAAAGTGACAATTTTTCTGCAGATGATAAAGTATTTTTAAAAGTAAATAGTTTAATACTTGAACTTACAACTACAAAGAAAGACTTAGAAATTGAAAACAAAATTGAAGAAAATATTCTATACGATGTCGTGTGGAGTAAAGAAGAGACTAACATTGATGATGAAAATGTCTACAATGTTAGTTATTTTTTTGAAATTTAAAGGAGGAAAAAACAATGAGTAAAAACAAAGTTAAATTTGGATTAAAAAATGTACATTTTGCAAAAATGATTGTATCAGAAGAAGACGGAAGCATAAGTTATGCAACACCTGTCAGAATACCTGGGGCAGTCAATTTGAGTTTAGATCCACAGGGTGACAAGGCTGATTTTAATGCTGATGATGTTGTATTTTTTAGCGATTATGCAAATAATGGATATTCTGGAGATTTAGAAGTTGCAAAAATACCTGATGAATTTTTAAAAGAAATATTAGGTCAAGTTGTTGATACAAACGGAGCACTAATAGAATCATCTGAGGATAAATCATCAAAATTTGCATTAATGTTTGAAGTGAATGGAGATGTAAATGCTAAAAGAGTTGTTTATTATAATTGTTCTGCAAGTAGACCAAAAGCTGAAGCTTCTACAGTAGGTGAAACAAAAGAGCCTAAGACAGACACAATCACAATTACTGCTAGTGCTAGAAGTACAGATAATCTTGTAAGAGCTTCATTAGAACCAAACGAAAAAAATCAAACAGTATATGATAATTTTTATAAAAAAGTTTATGAAAAAAATGGCACTGCTAGCGTTTAGGAGGTATAAATGAAAACTATAAAAATATGTGATAAAGAGTATGATATAGATTGCAATGCTTTAACTTTTTTGCAATTTAAAAAAGTTTTTGGAATAGGTATTTTTAAAGATATACAAACTTTAAAGACTTTCTTTGCAAAACAAGCTGAGAAAATTGTAGCTTTAAAAGAAAAAGGATTAAACGAAGTAGATATAGAAAAAGTTCTAAATGAAGAAATTTTAGACTATGTTGATGACTTTGTAGAAGCTATTACAAGAATTGCATATATTTTAATTTATACAGCAAATAGCAAATTTAAAAGTTATGAAGATTTTATGAAAGATATTCCAAAGTTATCTATAGATGATGAATGGATCGCCGAGGTAACCGAATTTGCGGTCGAGAAATTTTGTTGATGAAGAATTAATAAAAGAGTTTGAAAAAATTGAATGTTCTGGAGATAGTGAAGAGGTTTTTCCTGAACATTCTTTTATTGCCTTGGCCTTTAAAATTGGACTTAATATTAATGATTTAAAAGAATTAACTTATGTGGATGTAATGAAAATATTAATTAGTTACATTGATAAAAAGAGTGAGGAACAAAAACCTTCTCAAGAACAAATAAATATGTTGACAGGCTAGAGAAAATCTAGTCTGTCAATTTTTCAGGAGGGGAAAAATGGCAGGAAGCATAAAAGGAATAATAGTAGAAATAGGTGGAGACACAAGTAGTCTTCAAAAAGCATTAAGTAAAGTTAATTCTGCAACATCGAGTTTAAGCAAGGAATTAACAGGAATTAATCGTTTGCTTAAGCTTGATCCAAAAAGCACGGAATTATTAAGTCAAAAACAAGCAGTTTTAAGCGAAAATATTGAAACAACAAAAAATAAATTAGCACAATTACAAGATATTCAAGAACAAGCTTTGCAAAAAGGTATTGACAAAAATAAAGAGCAACAAGAAAATTGGAGAGCATTACAAAGAACTATAGATAGTACAAAAATAAAATTAAATAAATTACTATTAGAGCAAGATGGTTGGAATGTAAATGGCAAAAAAATAGAAGAGTTTGGAGAAAAAATAGTAAAAGTAAATTCTAAAATTGATAATTTAGGCAGTAAATTTACTACTAGACTTACATTACCAATTGTTGCTTTAGGAACTATAGTAACAAAATCAGCTATGGAACAGGAAGCATCCATTCAGCAAGTTGAAAAAATTTATGGAGAAGCTTCTGATACAATAAAAGAGTTTGCTAATAATACAGCATTAAGCTATAATATGTCTTCAAAAAGTGCCTATAAATATTCGCAAATTTTTGGTAATTTGATACAATCTATGACTGATGATCAATCTAAAAATGCACAATATACACAAGATTTACTTAAAGCATCATCTGTAATCGCCTCAGCAACAGGCAGAACAATGGAAGATGTAATGGATAGGATACGTTCTGGTTTGCTTGGAAATACTGAAGCAATTGAAGATTTAGGAGTAAACGTTAATGTTTCGCTACTAGAGAGTACAGAGGCTTTTAGAAGATTTGCTGGAGATAAAAGTTGGAATCAATTAGATTTTCAAACACAACAACAAATTAGATTGTTTGGTATATTAGAGCAGACTACTAAAAAGTATGGAGATGAAGTAAATGTAAATACTACATCTAAAGTACAAAAATTAACTTCTAAATTAGAAAACATGGGAAGTAAACTATCGTCAAAGTTGTTACCAATAGCAGATAAATGGATAGATAGAGCAGATGAAGGGATCAAAAAATTAGAAAAATTAGATGATAAAACATTAGATAATATTATAAAAATAGGTTTGTTCGTTGCAGCAGCTGGACCTTTTATTACTATTTTTAGTAAAATTGGTACTGTATCAGGAAATACGATAAAGTATTTAGGTAAATTTGCACAAAAAATAGGGGAATTAGATGTAAAATCTAAAACGGCGACTACAACATTTTCAAAATTTTCAAATGGATTAGGAAGTTTCGCAGGAAAAGCGTCTTTAGTAGCATTAGGCACAGGCACTATAATTGGAATTTTAACTTCATTAGATAAAAAAATAAATGAAACAGTTCAGAAATCTTTAAGTGCATCAGACGATTTTATCAATAACATAAGTATGCAAAATCAAGCAAGGCAAAATAATATTGATGCAATAAATGAAACATTAAATGCAAATTTATCTGAAATTAATAATGTTAAGTCTCTAAAAAAAGAGCTCTCTGGTTTAGTAGATGAAAACGGAAAAGTTAAAGAAGGCTATGAATTAAGAACAAAATTTATTTTAAATGAATTAAATAAAGCACTTGGGACAGAATATTCACAAACTGATAATATTATAAATAATTATAGAAATTTACAAGATGAAATTGATAAACTAATACTAAAAAAGAAAGCACAGATCATACTTGACGCAAACGAAGAAAAATATAAAGATGCAATAAAAAATAAAACAAAACTGTATGAAGAATTTTTAGATACTCAAAATGCTATAGCTCTGAAAAAACAAGAAATAGCGGATATTGACTCTAAGTATTATTTGTTCGAAGGTTCAAGATTAGCTGATTTAAAAAAAGCAGAAGATCAGTATAATGAGCTAAATAATGTTTTAGAAAAACAGACAAAACAAATTAAAGAATATAATTATGATATTCAAAAATATGAAGAAAATTCAAAACTCGCAATGAATGGGACAACTGAAGATTTAAAAAAAATTGAGCAATCAACAGTTGAAACATATAGAAGTGTGACAAATACACAAGAGCTAGAATTATCTAAAAGAATAAAAAATGAAACTGATAATTTAAATCAAAAGAAAAAAATATATGATATAGAAAAACAAGTTAATAAAGATGCAAAAAATTCAATATATGCAACGAACGTAGAAGAATCTCAAAAAAATGTATCTTTGATTGCTGAAGAATTAGTTTCAATGACAAGTTCTGTAAATGAATTAAGCCCGGAACTAATAGCTGCTTGGACTACTTTAGCAACAAATTCAAGAGAAAATTATAATAATGCAATAGCACAGATGCCTTGGGATATGCAAGACAAAATAAATGAGATAACAGCTTTTGTAAGAAATGATACAAGTGTAAAAGATGCAGCAAAATTTTTAGGGCAAGAAGCAGTAAATCAATTAAATATATCATCAAAATTTGAAGAAGCTGGTAAAAACTGGATAAAAGGTGTATCAAAAGGTATAAATAATAAGCTATTAAGACAAGAAGCATTAAGTAGTATGCATAGTTTTGGAGTAGAGGGACTAAATGCAATACGACAACAAGCTTGGGATGAACATTCTCCGTCAAAAGAAACGGAAAAGGCTGCAAAAAACTTGCTAAAAGGTGTTACAAAAGGAATTAATAAAGAAAAATCGAGTACTATAAGTAATATGCTTAAATTTGGTCAAGAATTTATGAAAAAGTTCAATGGATCAATGAGTTTAAACTTTAACTCCTTGCAGAATATTCCGAGATTACAAAGTAGTATATCACAAACAATAAGCACACAATTACAACCTAAGATTTTGCAACCTAACATAGTTATAAATACACAGCATTTAGATAATAATGAAATGAATAGAATAATTGATACAGTAAATAAAAAATTTGGTATGCAAATATAATAAATTAATTCATTGACAAATTTCGACAACATCTTGTGACAAAATATGTTATATTTAAAATATATTTTGCAAAGGAGTGGTTTGTTATGGAATGTAAAGAAGAAACTTGCCCGGCAGTTACTATTGTAAGAATAATTGCTATTATAGAAATTATTGCTTCTGTTATAATGTGCTTTATGGGAAAATTTGCTTATATACAAAACATAGTTTTAGGTGTATTATTATATGCATTTGGTGAAGTTATAAGATTATTGTTTGATATTAAAATATTATTAAAAGGAAAAAATAAAAATTCAAAAAAATAA